ATGGTTTCGGGCTTGTCGCGGGTGCCGGTCTGCACTCCGATCGCAAAGTTCAGGATGTTGTCGCCGTTGTGCTGGCGCAGTTCGGGGTCGCGCCCCAGGTTGCCGGATAGTGTTGCAAGGTTCATGCGTTGGATTCCTTCGAAATTTGGACGCGTACGAAACCACCGATCTGCCCCGCGTCCACTCGTGCAGTCAGTGTTGTGAATTGCTTGTCGTTGATTTTCAGTGCATCAGCGACGCCATCGAGGCCAGACTTCATCCTGGCCACCAGGTTGTCTCGATCGTAACTGCGCCGGTCAGGCGGCACGAACTCGAGCACCAGGTGCAGATTGCCATCGATGTCAGGCCTTACAGCCCCCACTTGCTCGAGCACCATGGCCCAGCATGCAGTGCGGTATTGCGCCTTGGCGCTTGAAACTTTGGACCAGTGCAGGCGTTTGTTTGGCGACAGTTCAGACGGTGGCCATCCGAGGGTGAACTCAATCATTGACTTCACGCCCGAAGACGATGTCGTGCGCAGAGATGTCGATGCCTCGCTCCCAGGCAAGTTCAAGCAGACGGCGCTGTACCGAGGTGGGCACGACGCCGGACTTCTGCCAGCGGGAGACTGCGGCGGGATCGCGGCCCAGGGCGCGTGCCAACTTGCGCACGCCGCCAAACATGTCGATTGCCAGTTCGACAGGGGTGGTGTGATTTTGTAGGGTGTTGTTCATCCCTCAATGATGACACATCATCAACGAGCCGTGAAGCCCTGATTTCATGCGGGTTCCAGCCCGTCTTGTTGCAAATCCACAACGGGCCACAACTGGGGTCGAAAAAAAACTATTGTGTTGTGGAAATGTGTTGATGTAAGATCACCATATCGACAGCAATAACGCAGTCGGTTTTTGAAAGGAACCTGTCATGACCACTATCACCAACACCCCCGCATCCGCCGACGAACTTGGCACCCTGCTCGCTCAGATCGCCACGCTCACCAAGCAAGCCGACGCCATCAAGGACTCCATGAAGGACATTGCCAGCAAGGGCGGCGCCACCGTGTTCGAAGGCGCCCTGTTCAAAGCATCGTATGTCGAGGCCAACCGCTCGGTTACCGACTGGAAAAAACTGGCCAGCGACCTGGGCATCAGTGCCGACAAGATTGCCGAGTACACCAGCACCACCGCCGTGTTCAGCATCAAAACCACCGCCCGCTAATTCAGGAGATCGACATGAGCACAAACGACATCCGCAACAAATTCCTGGACAAGATCGTTGTCCACATGGGTGATGCCTGGCGCGTGATCGGCGTCGGCGCTCAACGCGACGGCAACACCTTTTGCCACCTGGCCAGCATCACTCGCAGTCGCCAGCAGAAAAACGGCAAATGCCCAGTGCAGATCAATGACTGGGTTGACACCGCAGTTCTGGACGCCGCCAAGTGATTCAGTACGGCATCCTGGATGACGAAGGCGCCGTGGTGCGCTGGGTATGGGACAAACCCTCATACCCGCACATCACCCGCAAGGTGCCCCGTCACCGCAAACCCAAGATCGATTGGACCAATTTTGAACCCGCACCATTCTGAGGAGAACACCATGGACACATACACCGCAACCGGCATCGCTGAAGGTTTCATCGAGGCAGACAGCAACGAGCAGGTCATCGAGGCCTGGCAGACATTGATCGACACCGGCCTGGCCTGGCAACTGCAAGGCTGGTTTGGCCGTCAGGCCCAACGCCTGATCGAGGATGGGTACTGCCTGCCCGCCGAGCAAAGCCGCCTGCTACGGGCCGCAAAAGCCCTGGGCAAGATCGAGTTCGTCAAGGTGGGGGGCTGATCATGTGGTTCACATCCTCACACGGCACGATCGAGATCGAGATGACCCTGGCCCAGGCCCAGTCGGCCACACACCCAGGCCCATGCGACAGCGATGTCCTAGCCCTGTCCAACCACCGCAAGATCCGCCGCCAGTTGGAGCGCATCGATGCCGAGGCACTGCGCAGGGAACTGCGCGAGTACGGCGCCTGGGATGACCAGGAACTGGCCGATCACGAGCAGAACCTCCAGCGCATCCTCTGGATCGCGGCAGGCGACATCGTCGAAAACCACTGGAGCAGATCATGAGCCTATACACAGACCTGGTCGAGGCTGGCATCGAGGTCAGCAACTGGCAGTCGGACCTGTATTTCCCGGTGTCGTACGAGTCCATGGAGATATTGGCCAAGTACCCCAAGCAGACGCGCACGCTGTTCAAGTCGGACATCGATGGCCGTCCCATGGTCGAGGCGCCGTTCGCATTTGACCCGTACTGGGAATCGAAAGTTGTTGACACTGCGTCAACGAAATAGGTTAGAATTTCAACAGTTCACCACAAGGAGATACAAATGGCAGACATCAGCATCCACAACACCAAGTCGATCGAGATCGGCGAACTTCGTGAAGTTGACGGCACGCGCCCGTTCTTCACTCGCGACATCACCATCACCGACGAGCGTGGCCACACCATCACCATCACCTGCTACGCCAACAGCGAGGAAGGTGAGGAATTGAAGGTGTCGCTGTGAAGCGCACGCACTACATCGCCGAGATCGAGCACCGCATCAGCGGCATCCCGTGCTTGATCGGCGTCACCGATTACGAGGGCTACACGCCCGCGTATGTCTCGGGTCCACCAGAAAACTGTTACCCAGCCGAGGGCGGCTATGGCGACTACGAGATCCTGGACCGCAAGGGCTACCGTGCAAAGTGGCTTGAGCGGAAACTCACAAGCAAAGAAGAAGACCTGGTCCAGCAGGCGATCTTCGAATACATGGAGAACGACTGATGAGCATCCAAACCATCCCAATTGAAAATCAGCATCAATGGCTCACCGAGCGGGCCAAAGATGTCACCAGCACCGAAGTGTCTGCACTCTTCGGCTTGTCGCCTTACCTCACCGAGTTCGAACTGTTTCACCAGAAGCGCGATTCGGTCGTGGTCAAGATCGAGCCGAACGAACGCATGAAGTGGGGCAACCGCCTCGAGTCGGCCATTGCGCATGGCGCCGCCGAAGACATGGGCTGGAACATCGCGAAATTGAATGTCTACATGCGCGACCAGGCCGCACGCATTGGCTCGAGTTTTGACTTTGAGATCAAGTCCAGCGCCAACGGCCCAGGCATCCTCGAGGTCAAGAATGTCGACTGGGTCCAGTATCAAAAGTCATGGATCGATGACGGCGCCGGGAACATTGAGGCGCCCGAGCACATCGAGTTGCAGGTCCAGCACCAGATGGAAATCAGCGGCTTTGAGTGGTGCGCGATCGTGGCACTTGTCGGAGGCAACGAGCAAAAGATCGTCCTCCGAAATCGCGATCGGGACATTGGCAAAAGTATACGCGAGAAGACCGGCGAGTTCTGGAATCGCGTCCTGCAAAACCAGCCGCCAAGTGCCGACTACACCCGCGACGCCGAGTTCATCATCAAGCAGTTGCGCAACCAGGCCGACGAAGGTTTGGTGGCCGAGGCAGACCCTGAACTTGAGAACATGATCAAGCAATACGAGTTCGTGCGCAAAGAAGCCAGCGACCTCGAGAAGATGAAGGAACAGCGACGCGCCGAGATCCTCGAGCGAATTGGCCGCGCCAGCAAAGTCCTCACCAGTTTTGGCTCGCTATCGACGGGGCAAGTCAAAGGCCGCTCGGGCACTCTCATCACGCCTGAGATGGTCGGCACAGTCATCGGCGCAACCGAGGGCTACCGCAGTTTCCGTTTTTATCCCAAGAAGGAGAAGTAACCATGGCAACCGAGCAACGCATCTACAAAGTCACCAGCAACGATAAGGCCTACCTGGTGCAGGCCATCAGCCAGGCACAAGCACTGCGTCACATCGCAGGCCGCATGTACCAGGTCGAGGCCGCAAAGCCGATCGATGTCGCCACGCTCATGAGCAACGGCATCAAACTCGAGGTGGCCAGCACCATCCCCGAGCAGGACCAACTGAAACTTGAAGGAGCACAAGCATGACCACTAGCACCGAACTCACACCCATCGAGGCGATGCGCGGCACCCTCGTGAAGATGCAACCAGAATTCCAGGCCGCACTGCCTCCGCAGATCCCGGTCGAGAAGTTCATCCGCACCACGCTGACCGCCGTGCAAATGAACCCTGAACTGCTTGGCGCCGATCGCCGCAGTCTGCTGGGCGCATGCATGAAGGCCGCACAAGATGGCCTGCTGTTGGATGGCCGCGAGGCCGCGCCAGTAATCTTCCGCACCAAGGAAGGCCCGAAGGTGCAGTACATGCCCATGGTCGGCGGCATCTTGAAGAAGATCCGCAACTCGGGCGAACTGGCCAGCATCAGCGCACATGTGGTCTACAGCAATGACCAGTTCGAGTACGAACTCGGCGACAACGAGAACATCATCCACAAGCCTTTCCTGGGCGAGGATCGCGGCAAGCCAATCGCAGTCTAT